GGCTAACCAATTTCGCATGGAACGAAAATGTGGGTGCTGATACACTTTTATGGAACTGTAGGGTAACTCCCTCAGCATATCACGAAAGTGTGGCAGGCACAAAGTACTTACCAGCTATGTGCGCTGCTTCTTTACCGTTTAAATACTGGACTGGATCTATCAAATACCGCTTCCAAGTGGTGTGTTCTGCATACCACAAGGGGAGATTGCGTATTGTATTTGATCCATGGGTACTTGGCCTCACGCCAGAGTATAATGTCAATTACGTGAAAGTAGTTGATATTGCCGAGTGTTCTGACTTTACCATCACTGTGCCATTAACACAGTGTACCACTTTTCTGGAAACATTAGATCCTGGACTTATTTCTCACACAGAGATTTACTCTACGACACGATACTCCCTTCAGGAGGACAATTATTGCAATGGAGTGATTGGTGTTTATGTGGTCAATGATTTGACAACGCCCAACTCTACTGTGAATAATGACATTAAGGTCAATGTATTTGTATCCGCAGGTGACGATTTCGAAGTCGCCGTGCCTACGGATGGTTTTCAAAGACTTGTGTTTAAACCACAGTCTGGTCTAGAGACTGACGCTATCAATGCTAATGGTTTAGACACTCCAGAAGACCAGGATGAAGAGTGCAAACTCGGTGCAATAACTAGCAATACTACCGAGATTGGACATGTGTATTTTGGCGAAAGAATAAAGTCCTTTCGACCACTATTAAAGAGATACACTTTGCACGAAACTGTGAGCCCTTTAGCTAGTACTAACCCACGCATGTTGTTGAGACGCGCCTTCTTTCCTTATTACAGAGGAAATATTGCGAATGCTGTCCATACAACAAGCGTAGCTACTAACTATAATTTCGTGAATACATTATTGTTACACTATGTGACAATGATGTTTTCGGGAATGAGAGGGTCTATACGGTACAAGATTTTGCCATTTAGCACGCAAACATCGACTGATTACACAGCGTTTATTGAGCGAGATATGGCAAGTCGGGCAACTGTAATGTGGGAAACTGATCACATGACTACTGCAACGTTTTCTAATGATTCAGAAGCCGCTGATAGTACAGTGACTCACTTGACAAAAGATGTTTTCCCAGACTTTAAGTCACCCCAGCCGTTTGCTAACGGTGGTGTCTACGCGAATGGACAATTGAATCCTCATGTTGAATATGAAGTTCCCTTCTATTCAATGGATCGTTTTATTCCAGGAAAGAAATTGGATTACACGGGTGCTCTATCGAGCACCACTAATCCATTTTCAATCTATCGCGCGTTGTTATGTAATAATGAGTCTGGACCGTCTAATACATACAGTATTTATACAGCAGCAGGAGAAGATTTCCAAGTCTACTTCTTTACTGGTATGCCACCAGTATATTGGGAATCTGTGCCCCCACCACCTGCAACGTAACTTAAAGGAGACAAGCTCTAGTCCGCCTATCAATTGAGATAGGAAAAACTTTTAAATAAGTAAGAGCAAATAAATAAAATTCACCTCTGTGGCCGAGGTGGGCGTCTTAATGGCGACCGGACTACTGCCGAATAAATTTG